AAAGATAAACAATCAGCAGCACCATGCTTGATAGGATCAGCACCTAAACGATATGGCATACCAATAAGATGTACAGGTTTCATCTATTCTGTATATCGGCAGTCACAGGTAACGCTCCAACAATACTTGTAGTTAAACGTCTGTTAGGTGCAGTAGTACCAACAGCATCAATAGAACTGCTTAACAAAACTTCAATAGTTTCTGCATCGTAGGACAAAGAAGCTGCTAACCAGTTATCTCTTGTTAAAAAGTTATTACCATATATTTGTTCTGGAATCATGGTGTCTGGATTTACTTTTGATACAAATACTTCAACACTATATTTATTTGTTATAGCTTCCTGTGCATGAGACATAGATACCTGATTATTAGCAAGAACTAAAGCGGCTTCTAAATTATCTCCTGAGTTATTTTTTGCAGCACCTTGATATATAAAATTTAAAAACAGGTAATCAGAAATAGCAGGATCACCAGGAAATTGAAAAGATATTTTGCTTTCGTTAAGGTTATCTGGGTTTTGTTTCCCATTCTGATAACGTCTTTGCACGTTACCATCTTTATCAATAATCTTGATAAACGTAGTGATAGCAGTGAGACTCATATACCTATCTTAGCTCTGGAACTTCTTGAGTTTTTAAGAGTATTTAATGTGCGTGACTGTCCTAAAGTAGCACCTTGTTTTGCAGCAGCATTTATTATCTGAGGAACAGAATCTTTTGGAACGTATTCATCTCCATTGAAGTTAAGAACAGGGCCAGTGTATTCAACGATTGTACTACCAGAAGAACCTGCAACTGTACCAGACGCACCAGAACCACCTGGAAT